GTAAAACATAATATTCACACTTATATTAGGACTCCTCCTAATGAAGTTTATCAGAAACATGGTGGCACCCCTTCTGGTAGCTACAGCACAAGTGATCTTAACACTAAATGCACAAGCTGGATGACAGTTTATGCTATTGTTAAATCCTACTGGGACATTTGGGAATCTAAAACTGATGCTCAAATTGTTGATGAATATCTTAGAAACTTCCGGAGCAAGCATGCCGGAGACGATTTTATCGTTGCAACTTCATCAAAATATCCCCTTACTCGAAAGACATTTGCCGCTAATTTACCCGGTACATGTACTGTAACTTTCGACTTTCCTGACCTTGAACAAAAGGCTCAGAACTCTACTTTACTGAGTATGCGACCGACAACCCTTAAAGTTGTTAATAGAGAACTCCAGGTAGAGGCCCTCCATAATAAGCTTGAAAGAGTGTTCGTTAAGATGGCATTTAAGCGTCCTGAACATTCAGATACTGTCTTTTATGAGAAGGTTTGTAGTGCTCTGGTTTGGGCTTGGTATGATGTACCAACTCGAACCAGCTTGTTAGAGATCAAAGAAGAGCTTGAATCAACCTATAAAGCCCGTGGTCTCGACTTTGTCTATGTGTCTAATGATTGCATTGCACAGAGAAAAGGTTATCTTGCTTTTGAGGGTATTAAACCGCTCGTTGTTAAACCGGCGAGCCCCGGTTTAAATACTAATGAGTAGTACCGCTATTAAAAAGCAAAAGGTGAATAGGGTTCCCAAACCCCAAAAACCCACCGATAATGGTGCAATTCTAAAATTGGAAAAACGTACTAAAACGGCAGAAGAGAAGTTGCTTAAGATGCAACGGAAAATTGATGGATTTGGTTCGAAGTCAGCACTAGGCTACGAACGTTTTACAGCAATGGGTAATATCGCTGGAATGGAGGATTATTTTATTTATAAAGGTATTGAAGGTCTCATGTTATCAGGAGATCCAGGAATCCCTGCACCATACGACCCTGAAAGTCGTGCGGCAGCTTGTGTTACTTTACAGGCTGACATAGATGAAATACCCGTCCCCAAACCTTCCACTGGTTATTACAAAGGCTACATTGTTATGTCCAATCAAGGTCCTAACGCATGTTACTACTCTTCCAACCAAGAATGCTTTATTACTTCTTCTCAAATGACTACTGACACACATATCCAATTTTTTCAGGTTGGACCTGTCTTTGGAATGTTACATTCTGCGTTTAACGCTCAAGATTTGTATGCTCTTTCTGAATATTATTATCAGTTAGAGTCTCACGCTTGGGAAATCTACAACCAAGAGTCAACCCATCTAAGATTTATGGGAAACGGCGATATTATCAAAGTTTCTCAATATGATGGCGCTTTTGATTTGGTACAAACACAGACCACAGACCCTAATGGTTCACCTGTGTTGTCATTTCCTGTGTCAAATAATACATCTTACTATTACACTATTGAAGCTTTAACTGCTAATTATTCAGGAAAAGTCAGTATTTGGACTTATGGTAGCGGGTTGTTAACCTATATACCACCAAATACTGGAACTGTTTTAGCCCCATTAAAGTGGATTAATTATGGTTCGATTGTCAAAAGAAGCTCACAGATACGTTGTAATATTAATACGACTGTGAGAACCAATGCACAAAACAAGTTTCAGGTGAATGGTACTGTTACTTGTGGTGTCTTTGATGCTGCTGGCCCTGTTACGGCTAAGTGGAGTGAAGTTATCTGGACTCAGAAGAAACATTACAAGTTTCTTAATCAGTTTGGTAGTTCGTTCGCAATTACTAATAGTTATGTCCGTCCATGGTATAACACCGCATTTGAGATTTCAAATCCCATTATGTGGCCTGAGTCTATTTACTTCATGACATATTTGAGTTTTCAACTGCCTAGTATTGAGACTGTTCTCATACCTATGCAACTCAAACATCAAGGTTGGTTTGATTACACTACCACGGACTCGAGTATTCCCCGTCAGTTAGTGAATCATAAAGGTTCTGAGTGGGTTGTAGCATCAGCTGCATTCCAACGACTTCTGCCTATAACAGATAATCCTAATCACGTTGAGGTGCATAAGAAAATTATGCAGCTTGTGAGGTGGATGAGCTCTGCCAAACCCGGTCCGACAGCTATTCGTCAGGCCGTGAAAGGGCTCGGAAAGGTTGCGGTTCAGGTGTTACCCCTTATTGGGGCGGCACTTTAATCCTTCTGACTATACTGCAGTTAAGGTTTTGGTGGTTCCTATCACCTTTTTTCCTTGACTGTTTAAAGTCCACTCCCTGAGTGTTTTCCTTCTGTTATCCCAAAGCACCGTAAGGTCCTGTGAAAGCCAGCGAGAAATTCGGTATGGTATGAAACCTATATATAGGTGGATATAAATCCTAACGTCGCACTTCATTGTGTAAGAACCCTATCTGCTCTTAATTGAGTGGGTCGGACAGCTATTATGACTTGATACGATCCGTTGAGGCTAGCCCTAGTAGCTTCCGTTTCGTGATAGTTGTGAGAACTGTCTAGGTGGCATTAATTTGTCGCTGAACCCCCCCCGGTGATACTGCT